GAAAAAAATCCAACTGGTAAAAGAAAGTCAAGGCAAAAAAATTATTGCACTCGATCAAAAGGGCAACAGGAGATGCATAACATTGATTGCTCAGAAACACCAGATAAACCTATTTGTAAAGCTAGAAGACGCTGGAATTGTTGAAATCTAATTAATTATTATGTCTAAATAGTACGTCTGTTGAGACTGCAATCGCTACGGACAGAAAAAGGCGTTCTTCGGAGCGTCTTTTTCTTTATAACGGATTATTTTACTAAATAATAATGCAGTCTCAATTAGATAGTAATGATTACACCGCGAATTTACGTTTATAAAATTACGTTTGAAGAAATCCCACATTATTACTACGGATCTCATAAAGAAAAGAAATTTGGGGAATACTATATGGGCTCTCCAGTAACTCACAAATGGATGTGGGATTTTTATACACCTCAAATACAAATTTTACAATTTTTTGAATTTAGTGCCGAGGGATATAAAGAAGCCAGACAAGTAGAAAATAGATTAATTAGACCTTTCTATAACGATGACGTATATTGTTTAAATGAATGGTGTGGTGGACATCATTCATTAGATATTTGCAGTAAAGCGGGTGAAAAGGGTGGTAAAATAGCAGGAGTAAAGAATAGAGATAATAAAACTGGAGTTTGTGGATTAACATTTGAGCAAAGAAGTGAGAATGGTAAAATAGGGGGAAGAAAAACTTATGAAAATAGATCTGGATGGTTTGCGTTGACTACAGAACAAAGAAAAGAAAATAGTAAAAAAGTAGGACAAAAATCATATGAAAATGGTACAGCACTTTTTTCTCAAACCCCAGAACAATTACGAGAAAATGCTAGAAAAGCGGGACAAAAAAATAAAGAAAATGGTACTGGAGTTTGTGGAATGAGTCTAGAAAAAAGACGTGAGGTTGGAAAAAAGTCAGGACAACAAGCATATGAAAACAAAATTGGTATTCATAAAATGACACCAGAAGAAAGAATTGAGGCTAGTAAAAAAGGAGGAAAAGCATCATCTTCCCAAAAATGGAAGTGTATTGAGACTGGATTTGTTTCCAGTCCAGGTCCACTTTCTTTATATCAAAAAGCTAGAGGAATTGACACATCTAAAAGAATTCGGATCCAGTAATAAGGCAGTTACATATTTAAAATATTAATTTAAGGTAGTCATTATGTATGATAATCAAAAATATTATATGGGTAATCCCCTCTTAAAGAGGGCGAATACCCCTAATGAGTTTACACAAGAACAATTAATAGAACTAGCAAGATGTGCTGCAGATCCTGTTTATTTTGCTAAAAAATATATAAAAATTGTAAACATTGATGATGGCCTTGTTCAATTTGACATGTGGCCTTTTCAGGAAAAGATGCTTAGAACTTTTCATGAAAATAGATTTAGTATTTGTAAATTACCTCGACAGTGTGGAAAAAGTACAACCGCAGTATCATTCCTTTTACATTATGCTATTTTTAATGATAATGTATCTATTGCCATACTAGCCAACAAGGCATCAACCGCAAAAGACCTACTAGGGAGACTACAAATATCATTTGAAAATCTCCCAGATTGGATGCAACAGGGAATTAAATCTTGGAATAAAACATCATTAGAACTGGAAAATGGTTCAAAAATTATAACTGCATCAACCTCAGCATCATCTGTTCGTGGTGGTTCTTATAATATTATCTTTTTGGATGAATTTGCATTCGTTCCAAATACAGTAGCAATGAATTTTATGAATTCAGTTTATCCCACTATTTCTTCGGGTAAAGATTCAAAAGTTATAGTTGTTTCTACTCCCAATGGAATGAATCATTTTTATAAAATGTGGGATGAAGCTATAAAGAAAGAAAATGATTATACTCCAATAGAAATACAGTGGAATGATGTTCCCGGTAGAGACGCAGAATGGAAAAGAAAAACTATTGCTAACTTAGGATCAGAAAAAAGTTGGCTACAAGAATTTGAGTGTAATTTTTTAGGTTCTTCCGATACATTGATATCTGGAATAAAACTACAAACTATGGTTTATAATAAACCAATCAAGTCTAAAAAAGGTCTTGACACTTATGAAGAACCAATTGCAGAACATCAATATATGATAACTGTTGATGTTGCTAGAGGGGTTGATTTAGATTATTCTGCATTTACTGTTATTGATATAACTAAAATGCCTTATAAGTTAGTTGCAAAATATAGAGATAATAGTATAAAACCTATAATGTTTCCATATATTGTAAAAGATGTTGGGTTACATTACAATAAGGCATTTGTTTTATGTGAGACCAATGATGTTGGGGATCAAGTTGCAAATGCACTGCAATATGATTTAGAATATCCAAATCTTTTAAGTTGTTTTATTAGAGGAAGACAAGGACAAATATTGGGTCAAGGGTTTGGTGGAACTAGAGTTGAATATGGTGTAAAAATGTCTAAAAATGTTAAAAAACTTGGCTCTATAAATCTTAAAATGTTAATAGAAGAGGATAAGCTTGTTATTAATGATTTTGACATAATTAATGAATTATCTACTTTTGTGCAAAAATCAAATTCTTTCATGGCAGAGGAAGGAAAGAATGACGACTTAGTAGCTTGTTTGGTTTTATTTGCGTGGGCATCAACTAATGAATATTTTAAAGAAATAACTGATGATGATATAAGAAAACGTTTATTTGCAGAAAAAATAGAGAATGAGGAAAGTGATATACTACCTATTGGATTTATACAAACTGGACTAGAAGAAGATACATTTGTTCAAGAAGATAAAGTTTGGGAGGTTGTTCCACTAGAAGAAATAATGGCACTGTGGAATTATAATTTTTAGTTGTCGTTGAACCTCTCTTTTTAATAAATAATTAATAGCAAATATAATAAAGGGAGTACAAATGGCAACACCTCAATTATCTCCTGGGGTTCTTATAAGGGAAGTTGATCTTACAGTTGGTCGTGCTGATAATGTTCTAGATAATATTGGCGCAATCGCAGGTCCATTCCCAACTGGCCCAGTAGAAGAAGTAGTTGATATCACTACCGAACAAGAATTAATAAATGTCTTTGGTAAGCCCATTTCTACTGATTCTCAGTATGAATATTGGATGAGTGCCTCTTCTTTTCTTTCATATGGTGGAATTTTAAAAGTAGTAAGAGCCGATAATTCTAATTTAGTAAATGCTAATGCCATTAGAAATTCTGCAGGAGTTTCTACTGCTGGAGCACCAAGTTTAAAAATAAAAAACTTTGATGACTATGAGTTAAATTATGCAGATGATATTGCCAATTATATTTTTGCTGCAAAAACTCCAGGTACTTGGTCCAATGATTTAAAAGTTTGTGTAATTGATGATAAGGCAGATCAGATTCTTCAAGTTACTACTCAAGTAGCAACAGCATCAAGCGTTGGGTATGGAGTAACAATTCCTCTTACTAATCAAGTAATTCCTGGAATTGGTCTAACCTCTATATTTAATGGATATCTAAAAGGTATTATTACTGGTGTCGGTACTTCTACCCTTGACGTAAAAGTTACATCTTTAGTATCAACAGGAACAACCACTGATATTCCTACCACATATCAACAAAGAAATCAGGCTGCATCGATTCGCCCAGGAAATGCTCTTTCAATTGTAAACTCAGCCGGAACTGCAGTTACTACTTATACTTTAGAATCAAATTCCGACGCAGTTAAGGATTGGTATGATGAACAATTTTTAGAGTTAACTAATACTAGAATTCTTTGGAGTTCTATTGCCCCAAAACCTACAACTACTCAATTTTCATTAGATCGTAATTCTAAAAACGATGCTATTCACGTAGCTATTGTGGATGATACTGGTAAAGTAACTGGAATTCAAGGTAATCTCTTAGAAAAACATCTATTTTTATCTAAGGCTGAGGATGCTATTTCAGCAGTAAATCCATCACAGAAAAATTGGTGGAAAGCATATCTTGCCCAATTCTCTAATTATGTATATGCTGGAGACGATCCTTCTGATAATGTAAATCCAAATGAGCGAGTATATCAAACTGGGTTTAGTTTAGAATTTAGTCCATATACTACAGCAGAAGGTCAATGGAATAATCCTGCCCAGAATAAAGTATTCAGTGCTCTAGGTAACGTATCCTATACTCTTACTGGTGGTAAGAATTATAATTCTAACGATGGATTTGTTTCAACTCTTGGAGATCTTGTAACTTCTTATAGATTATTTTCTAATAGAGATGAAGTTCAAGTTGATTACTTGATTATGGGACCCGGTTTGGGTAATAAATTTGAATCCCAGGCAAAGGCACAAGAAATAATTTCTATTGCTAATGCAAGGAAAGATTGTATAGCTACTATTTCTCCTCATAGAGGAGATGTCGTAGACATTACTAATACAAATACCCAAACGGATAATATTGTCGAATTCTTCTCCCCGTTAAGTTCCTCATCATACGCGGTATTTGATAGTGGATATAAGTACACTTATGATCGTTTTAATAATAAGTTCCGATATATCCCATGTAATGCTGATGTTGCTGGATTAATGGTAAGAACTAATATTGTTGCTTACCCATGGTTCTCTCCTGCTGGACAACAAAGAGGTGTTTTAAACAATGCAATTAAACTTGCATATAATCCAAACAAATCTCAACGAGATAGATTATATCCTCTAAGAATTAACTCAATTGTTAATCAACCAGGAATTGGAATAATTCTTTTTGGAGATAAAACTGCTTTAGGATACGCATCAGCATTTGATCGAATTAATGTTCGTAGATTATTCCTAACAGTAGAGCAAGCTCTTGAGAGAAGTGCTCAAGCTCAATTATTTGAACTTAATGACCAAATAACAAGAGCTAATTTCATCAATATTGTAGAACCTTACCTACGTGATGTTCAAGCTAAAAGAGGCGTCTATGATTTCAGAGTAATTTGTGATGAAACTAACAACACTCCAGATGTTATTGATAATAATGAATTTAGAGCAGACATTTTCTTAAA